AATGATATGGCGATAACGTTTAGAGTGCCAGAGAGGCTAAATGATAAACTTATACGATCCGCTCAAAAAATCGATATAAGTAAATCAGAATTGTTGAGGCGAATAATATGGAGGACGTACAATGAAAGCGGAGCAGATAGACGGGATGATAATAATCAAGAGTCAATATAAGGACAAAGATGTTATCAAAAAAATCCCGGCAGTTCGTTGGAATCCAAATAAAAAGCATTGGACTGTTCCCGCCACACCATATGGAGTATTTCTGTTGGATAAAATAGGATGTGATATTACCGGTCTCGATAGTACCCTATTACATTACGCAAGCGCTATTGGATATAATTCCACAAACCGGGCTCATATACCAGTTACGGGTTTAAATGTCTCGCTGTGGCGACACCAGCAGACGGGGGTTGATTTTGCGTATCCGCTTAAAAGTGTTCTGCTTGATGCACCGATGGGAACAGGCAAAACCATAATGGCTCTCGCGTTGACAATCACAAAAGGGCATAAAATTGTGCTTATCGTATGCCCTAAAATTGTTAGGGCAGTCTGGCGAGATGAGATAGATCGCCGGGTTACCGTCCCGACGAAGACCGTCATATTAGGGGGGAGCGTGAAGCATAAACATGATGGGCTTATACAAAATCTTAAACTGCATAAACTTCGGGGCGAAGGTATTTTATTTATTGTGGTAAATTACGAATCAGTGTGGCGGGAACCGTTACGATCGGCAATAGCGAGATATAACGAGGTTATCCAATATGTCATTTTAGACGAATCACACCGGATAAAAGCTCCTGGCAGCAAGGTTTCCTGGTTTTTCAAGGGCGCATTAAAACATTGCGAAAAATTATGCTTAACGGGGACACCATTACCAAATAGTCCGCTCGATGCATATGGACAGTTCAGATTTCTTGATCCCTGTATGTTCGGGACGAGCTTTGCAATGTTTCGCGGAAAATATGCAGTTATGGGCGGATACGAAGGAAAGCAGGTTTTATCGTATCAGAACCTCGATGATTTCAGAAAAAAGTATTATTCTATAACATACAAAATACCCGAAACAGTTCTTGACCTTCCGGAGGTCGTACATGTTTATCGCGAGACACAACTCACTGCAAAAGGACAAAAACATTACGATGAGATAAAAAAACAATTCGTGACAGAGGTTACCGAGGGCAAAATACTTACGGTCTCGAATGCACTATCGAGACTCACCCGGTTACACCAGATTACATCTGGTGTATTACCCGTTGATGACGCGCTGATTCAGGTCGATAATTCAAAGGAGAAATTATTACAGGAGGTATTGATCGATCTACCAAAAAATGAACCGGTTGTCGTCTTCTGTAGGTTTACCGCTGACATAGAGGCAGTAAAAAGAGTAGGTGAACATCTTGGCCGAGCTGTTGCGGAATTGTCTGGTAAAATCGAGGAGCTGGATAAATGGCAAAAGGACAAAAATGATATTCCAATCCTTGCTGTTCAGATACAAAAGGGCTCACTTGGTGTATCGTTTGTCCGGGCCCGGTATCAAATATATTATTCAAAAAGCTTTAATAACGGGGATTACATGCAATCGTTGAAACGCATACACCGACCTGGACAATTGAAAAATGTTACCTATATTCACCTTGTTGTATCCGGAACGATTGATGCTGATATAAATGCGGCCCTACAAAAAAAGAGTGACATAATCAAATCAGTATTAACTAAATTTCATATTAATCTTTAATCGAACATGAAAAAGGTATTGACTTTCTGATTTTAAAAATATATATTGTAACATACCAAAAATAAATCAACGGAGGAATATTATGGAACTAATTAAACGATTCGCACGCCTAAAGCGAATAGAGGCGAGACTACACGCCCGCAAAAAAAAAATAACGTCTGAGATTGCTAAAATCGAAGATGTTGTTATCGATGAAATGAATAAGCTCGAATTAAAACGTGTAACTATTAATAATATAGGTACGGTTTATATTCGCAGGCAGGTATGGGCGTATACCATTGGAAAAGATGATGGGGGGCCCGCGAAAACAATACAAATATTGAGTGGGACAGAGTACGATTCGCTGATAAAAGAAGTTGTTAATGTCCAAACAGCTTCTGCAGTTATTCGGGAGTTTGATCCCGGTGACGGCACTGCACTCGAGGACTGGGATATACCTGCAACATTAACAGATGCGTTCAATGTTGCAGAAAAATTTAAACCGATATTGCTAAAATAGTATATCGGAATTACCACAACCAATAAATAATGGAGTATGTAATGACTACTAATGAAATGACTGAAAAAAATAGCATCGTAGGATTAATGAAAATCGATAACATCTCTGATATTGTCGAGGCCAATTTTGGTAATGAGTCGGGAGGACTGACAGCGCAAGACCTGGAACGCGTACCTCTGCCAAGGCACCCCTCTGCAACGTGGCTAATACCAGAAGTAGATGGTGGAGAGTGTAGAGAAGAAACGCTTAATGGCATACTTATTGGTTCGCAAAAAAATCGAGTATATTGGAGCAAAAACTATACTGAAGCCGGTGGAGGAACACCGCCTGATTGTTTCGCAATCCATAATATAGGACAAGGCAACCCCGGTGGGAATTGTTTTGAGTGCCCGTTAAATGTGTTTGGATCTGCTATAATAGGAGCAGGGAAAGCTTGCAAAGAGATCGAAACATTATTTTTGCTTGTAGAGGGGAAACTATTACCGGTTATTGTTAATATATCGCCAACATCGTTGAAGGCGCTACGGCAATACAGAACACGTCTCACTTCTGCGCAGATAAAAATCACCGATGTCGTCACCAGCATATCGGTTAGGGAAACCAGTAATGCAAAAGGATTAAAATATAACCGGGCGGTGTTAAAGGTAAGTCGAAAACTTAATGCCTCAGAAATAAAACAGGTGGCTGAATATAAACGAATGTTTGATAAACTCTGCATTCAGCAACCAATAATGATGATCGACCAAGAGGAGATTTCATAATAAATTTTTCTGATATGTGGGGCGGGAAACTGCCCCACTCGAATATAGGATGAGCCATGCACAAATTTTTCGATACGTTATATGGAGAAGAGTTAAAATATGATATTGCCCTGTGGACACTGCCAGATAAGAAAACGAAGTGTTTACCTATTCGAGCCATTCAAGATTTTGTAAAAAATAATATAAACAGTAAAGACATTTATTATCATGTAGGGTTATCAAAAAAACAAATAAAAAACGGTCGATACAGGGCTATAGATATTCAAGCTATTCCGGGATTTTGGCTGGATATAGACATCGCCAATAATGGCGAGAAAAAACCGAGATTTAAAAGCTTTGAACATTTTCAAATATTTCTTGAAAGGAATAAACTGCCTGAGCCAACTATATATGTATCGAGCGGATACGGACTACACGTATACTGGGTGTTCAACGAATTACTGGAATTCACTCCAGGGAAGAGCGCAAAGGGTGTCGCAGAAAAATTAGCGAAGTGGAACTTACTTATAAAACATCTTGCCAATAAAGAGGGCATCGTCGTTGATTCTGTTTTTGATCTATCACGAGTATTGCGAGTACCCGGTACAATTAATTATAAAAACAACGAACAAAATCCTGTTTATGTAATAATAAACAATACATCCATACGATATGACATATCAGATTTTGACATATATACCTCGGGTATTGATGTTGACGTTAACCTCGAGAAATCAATCATTGCAATGAAATTTATTCTTGATGCAAACGCGGTTCCGCCATTTGAAAAATTCGATATACTTGCTTCAAACGATCCAGACTTTAACGCGACGTGGGAGGGCAACCGACCTGATTTAAAAGATGGCTCTGCGTCATCGTATGATATGGCGCTCACAATAAGGGCAGCACGGGCCGGATGGACAGACCAAGAATTGGCGAATTTGTTAATCGCCCGAAGACGAAAAGCAGGGGATGAATTAAAATTACGTGAGAGATATTATGACCTGACAATTTTAAAGGCAAAGGAATTTATAAAAGAGGAGCAGGCACGAAACCGTATTGAAGATTTCGCTCTGTCACCCGGACCGCTCGAAGCCCAAGAGGACAAAGACACTATCTGCCAGGAATTATCTATATTGTTTAAAATTAACGTAAAACGTATAATAAAATATACATCGGACGAAAGTGCCGATGAGCCGATATATTTATTGGTGACTGATAGGGGGAGTATTAATTTGGGGACGGTAAAATATTTAATAGGACAAGGGCATTTCAGGCAAAAAGTCGCTGCCGCTGCCGGCGCCTGTATCCGGAACTTCAAATCAAATACCTGGGATTCAATAAGACAAACATTATTGGATGCTTGTACTATTGTAGATATAGGAGACAATACGACAGAGAGGCAGTTTGCAAGTTATCTGCTGGAATATATAAAAGACAACCCGCCTGCTGATACGTTGGATGACGATATCGCGGAAAATAATCTCCCGTACAAAACAAAGGATATTTTGTACATATTTGCACTGGGTTTTAAAAATTATACTTACCGTATATATCGAGAGCGATATACGGTACAGCAAGTTGGTAAACTACTGCGACAAGCCGGTGCGACATACGAAAAAATTAATATAAAACTCGACAACAAATGGACAACAAAAGGCGTATGGAATGTATCTGGTTTCATAAACCAAGAATAACGTACAACTATACAAGAAATAGGGGCAAAATTTAATACATGGAGGCAATGATTATGATAGGAAAATACACTCATGGGGGTAAGCGTCCAGGTTCGGGCAGAAAAAAGTCGGCTGATAAAAAAATAAACTATACTACAAAACTCCGACCGTGGATAAAGATCCGTATGAAAACAGTAGGGAATCAAGCGCAGCTCGTCGAAGATGCAATTCTCAAATATACCGGATGGAGAGATGAGTAACATTGATATCGCCGTGAGGGAGCTTCGGATTATCGGCCCGCCGGGAACTGGAAAAACAACATATTTATCGAGGCAGGTCGCCGTAGCAGCGTCTAAATATGGAGGGAAGAATGTTAGGGCAGCAAGCCTCACCCGTACTGCTGCGGCGGAGATTTCCAGAAGGGTAAATTCAGTGCCCCGATCTAATGTCGGCACGTTACATTCACATGCGTATCACCTGTTGGATTGTCCAGATATTTTTATTGGTAAGATCGTAATAGAATGGAACGAACATATAAAAAAAGCAGGGAAACCACATTTGCAATTAACCGTTGCAAGCGGGGCATCGGAAAATGATAAATCTGATTTTTTTACCCATGAAACGATAGGTGATGAATATTATAATGAGATAAGTTTGTTACGTTCTCGGATGATACCGTCACGATTATGGAAACAAAAATTAATATCATTTTATAATAAAATAACTGCATGGAAAACAGAGCATGAAGTATTAGATTTTCAGGATATGATTGCAATGTGCATTGATAGAGAGATGTTGTTGCCGGGCAAGGCGTTTTTTCTGGATGAGGCGCAGGACATGGATTTATTGGAAATGTCCCTTGCTAGAATGTGGGCAAAAACTATGCAGGTATTTATCGTGGTGGGTGACCCGGATCAAAATCTCTACCAATGGCGAGGGTCAGATCCGAATGTATTTACAACACCAAAATTACCGGATGACTGCTACAGGATATTATCACAATCATATCGTGTACCAGTGGTAATACATTCGTATGCGGTAAATTGGATAGAGAAAATTAAAAATCGGAAAAAGGCACCATATTATCCAACACAGACGAGGGGTGCGGTGCATAGATGGCGACGAGGAAATTATAAATTTCCAAAACCTATTATAGATGAGGCGGTTGAATATGCTAAGCATGGACAAACATCTATGATTTTGGCATCATGCTCGTATATGTTAGAGGACGCTAAACGGTATATGAAATTACAGGGTATCCCATTTTATAATCCTTATCGCCGGAAACGGGGAGACTGGAACCCTGTTAATAATATTGCAAAAAGGTTACATTCTTATCTCAAAACAACGGAAACTGATGATTTGTGGACTGCAAAAGAATTGTATGAATGGGCTGAATTATTAAGAGCTAAAGATTATTTGAACCGGGGTGCAAAAAAAGAGATGGCTGAATTTTCAAAAGGAGATTTTTCTGAAAATAAAACAACACTACATATACTAAATATATTATTTAAAGAGAATTATTTCCCGGCACTGCATGGAAATATTGATTGGTTAAACAAAGCAGTATTACCAAAATATAAAAAGATGCTATCCTACCCTGAGCAGGTATATAAACGAGCCGGGAATAGATATGTTCTGAATGCTCGGCCAAAAATAATTCTGGGAACTATACACTCAGTAAAGGGCGGCGAGGCAGATAATGTATTCGTTTTTCCCGATCTATCCATGCAGGCAATGGAAGGCTATATAAAGAGTCCGGATCCAGTTACCCGGTTATTTTATGTGGCATTCACCAGAGCAAAAAATAAACTTTATCTCTGTAACGAGTGCAGTGGTGCAAGAGTAAAATGGATGTAAAAAAACATGAAAAAGGTCTTGACTTTAATCAAGTTATTTTATATATTGTAGGTGAGATGAAAAATACAACAAACATACAGGGAGAGAACAAAATGAAAACTATCGAAACAAAATTCAGGCACATGGACGATACCAATTTTATTACGAATAAATGGGACGTCTGCGAATTACAGGGTACACCAAAACAACCACGGAAATACCCCCCCTCAAAAATGGGTGATCCTGTAATTAGAATAACGGACGCTGATTATTTTCACGAAACCGTTTAAAAAATAACAAATTGCGCTTATGCAGATGGGTACACAGAAGATGTAACTTATCTGTACCCCCATATGGCACCCATTTACAGGTCAGGGGATTTTTATTTCCACAAATAAAGCAATGCGTAATTAACTAAAGGAGTATCATGTTTGACCCTGAAGAGTATTATCAAAAACAACACCGAAATGTAAGCATTGGACAGTGTTCGTGTGGCTACGTTTATGATGTTGAGAACGGGCCATGCCCGAAATGCGGGGTGGATGAAGCTTTATTATTAGAAGACTGGGAAATTGAGAACCCATTCGTATAATCCACAAAACAAGCCGGGGGTTATGGCTCCCGGCTCCCGCCTAAAAGGAAACATTAATACATAAAGGAGACCGTTATGAAATTAATAAGAGATATTAGCAAAATTGATTTTAATGATCACGTGATTGTTGATAAATTTTTTTCAAAAATTATAATGACCCGCGAGGATGTCAAAGACGGTATAATAAGAGGTTGTACTTTTTCAGAATGCATTTTCCAAAACGTGCGTTTTGAATCGTTGACGTTCCCCTATTCAATATTCTCAAAATGTATTTTCGAGGGATTGTGTTTCGATGGTTGTGATTTAACCGAAACGCAATTTTTTGAAAACGATTATAAGAATGTTACAATAAATAGTTGACATTGTATTGTAACTACTCCGTTTCACCCGGTCAACAGGGGCACTTTTTAGTGTCCCTGTTTTTTGTTGACATTATATAAATAGATGTATACCTTGTATTGGAGGGATGTATGGCAAATGCTGTTCAAAACTACGCTATCAAAGAATTAAATAAACTCAAAAACTGTAAGGCAATTCCTATTACTGTATCCATATATATGGAACGTGGTACATTAGACATAATCGCATGTTATAAGGGCCGGTTTCTGACTTTTGAAGTAAAAACAGGTTCAGATACTATATCGGATATTCAAAAAATAAGAATTAATGAATGGGCTGAAGCCGGAGCTTTGTTGGGTGTTTTGGAATGTAAAAAAGATGTTGATAACTTAATTATACAGTTACTCAAATTTTGATAAGGGAAAAATATTTAAATGAAAAAAAATCGAGGACGACCGCCTAAAATAACCAACACTAAACTCATCGATCGATGCCTCGGAGCGATTAAATCTGGTGCGTATATAGAAACAGCTGCGGCTTTTGCCGGGATAGCAAAAGACACTTTTTATAATTGGTTGAAACATGGTGCAAGGGTTAAAGATGATGTTACTGATGGTAAGACCATCAGTAACGAAGACCAACTGTATGTTAATTTTTCGGACGCAGTAGAAAAAGCACAGGCCGAAGCAGAAATCAGGGATTTATTAATTATTTCTTCGGCCGCTAAAGGCGGTAAAGAAAAAATAAGGGAAACTGTAAAATATGAAAAAATTATTACAGATAGTGGAAAAGTGCTTAAGGAGGTTGAGGTCGAAAGAACGCAAACTAAAGAAAAAACCGCTCCGTCATGGCAGGCATCAGCATGGCGGCTGGAGCGAAAGTTTCCCGACAAATGGGGGCGGCGAACGATTGTTGCCGGGGATAAAGAACGACCAATGTCTGTTAGATATGCGCTGCCTGATAATGGCCGGGACGCACCGAAATAATATACCGTCGTATATACTACTTAAAACACGATTCTATTTTGAAAATCCAGAAAAGGATTTAATCGCAAGCATAACAATAATGAATTAATGATTAATAAAGACCAAATAATATTAAAGCCACAATCTGGGCCGCAAGAAAGATTTTGCGGATCCTCCGCTGATATTGTTATTTTTGGAGGTGCTGCTGGTGGTGGAAAAACATATGGACTGTTATTAGAGGCTGGAAGAAATATTGAGGTGCCTGGATATGGTGCCGTCCTGTTTCGGCGCACATATGCGCAGGTAACAAAAGAAGGCGGATTATGGGATACATCAGAATTAATCTATCCTTACCTTGGCGGGCGTGCAGCATCGCATCAATGGAGCTTCCCATCCGATACAAAAATTGCTATGGCACATCTTCAACATGAAAAACACAAATACGACTGGGATGGATCACAGATCCCACTAATCGGATTTGATGAGCTGATACATTTTACTAAGTCCCAGTTTTTTTATTTGTTATCCCGGAATAGAAGTACCTGCCCTGTCCGGCCATATATAAGGGCCACAACAAACCCGGATGCTGATTCATGGGTCGCTGATTTTATCGCATGGTGGATTAATCAGGAAACCGGATATCCTATAAAAGAACGCGATGGCATAGTACGGTATTTTTTGAGAGTCGATGCAAGTGATCAGCTAAAATGGTTCGACACAAAAACACAGGGAATCCGGTATGCAGTAAAAGAGTGCGGATTTAAAGAAGATGAAGCTCAATATCTTATTAAGAGTTTCACCTTTATTTTAAGCACACTTTATGATAATAAGATATTAATGGAAAAGGACCCGTATTATTTGGGAAACCTACAGAATTTATCGCAAATTGAACGGGAACGATTATTACATGGCAACTGGAAAATTCAAGCCGCCGGTGGTGGCATCATTAATAAATCGTGGCTTCGCCGTATGGTTGAATTATTACCTATCAAACATCAAATATTAAAAGCTGTGCGATACTGGGACAAGGGAGGCACAGATGAGGAGGAGGAAAATTCAAGCGGCGCCTCCTATACTGCAAGCTGCCTGATGCTTGAGTTGATTAATAAACAAGTGCTTATTGGAGACATCACGCAAGAAAAATTAAGCGCAGGCAAACGTGAGAATTTTATAAAACGAATTACGGCAGAGGACAATGAGAGATGGGAAGAAAAATATCAAGTCGGTGTTGAGCAGGAACCGGGATCAGGCGGAAAAGAATCTGCTAATAATACAGTCAGGAATCTGCAAGGCTATTCGGTTTATAAAGACCTGCCAAAAGGTGATAAGATTACCCGCATGTATCCATTCGCGGCATATGCCGAGCAGGGTAACGTTTTATTATTACACGCACCGTGGGCCGAGGACTACAGAAACACGCTGCACAATATTCGTCCAGGGGTAAATTGCGATGTTGGCGATGCTACATCTGGAGCGTTCAACCAAATTGCTGGATTGTTGAAAACTAAAAAAGGAGGTGTCTGGTGAAAGCAGACAAAATTAAACATTTTATATTACTGTTCGGTGTAACATTTCCGGCTCTTTATTTTTTGAGTATAATACAGGCAATGTAGTTTTTAATATAGAGTAAAAAAGTTTTTTTATTCTAAGGTCGAAAAAGTTTTTTTTAAAATATTGGAGATAGAAAACAATGATAAGTTTAATAAAAATAATAGGTTATAACTCCAATACGAGAAATACAGTAAATATTAAGTATGTTTGTAAGTATAATAATAATAATAGTTTATACTCCAATATGAAAATCTTATTTAATATGATTGTAATTTTAACTAAATTAATGTAAAATATAAACATAGGTCATTAATATGAGAAATAGCCAAATATTGGAAAACACGTCTTTAACACCTGGGGTTTTTTTTACACAAAACATATTACCCTTTTTCCCTATATATATAAGTCCCCTTTTTATAGTGGTTTATATCAACTACATGCTTAATATCTACTGTATTTCCTCGTATTGGAGTTGTGGAGCCTGTTATAAGTATTTAATTTTATTAAACTTACGTTATGAAAATCAAGGGGGGGTTAATATTTACCCCCCTATTCTAAATATTGGAGTTCGTAAACTCATAAAAAACATGCAATTAAAAGAAAAGAGGACATTATGAGCGATATATTTAACAGGCTCTTACTCCGTGGATACAACAACTTAATGTTTGGCGGCAATAGAGATCTAACCAAGGTTTTTGGGTATCCTGAAACCGTAAATTTTGATACGTACTTTGATTTCTACAAACGCAATGGCTTATGTAAGCGTATTGTCACCCTTCCGTGTGAGCAGGCGTGGAAAAATCCGCCACAATTTATAGTAAAAGCAAATCCATATACAGAGTTAGACATTATGTTTAAGCGTTTAAAGATGTGGGCCAGATTGGAGCAGTTGGACAGGTTATCTGGTATCGGAAGATTTGGGGTGTTGTTTATGGGCGTGGGAGCGGGTGGCGGCAAATTATCTGAACCAATCGAGCAGGGTACGATTCGCCAATCTGCACATTTATTGTATGTCAAGGCCTATTCAGAGCAAAATGTTTCGATTAATACCTATGAAGACAAAAATACCAGTGAAAGATATGGGCTTCCCGAGACGTATAAAATTAAAATGCAGGCAGGGAAAAGAGGGAGTTCTTATAAAACATATGTCGTGCATTGGACAAGGATTATACACGTAGCAGAAAATTGTGATGAGAGTGATGTATTTGGCACACCCAGATTAGAAGCTGTTATTAATAGGATGTACGATTTAGAAAAAATTGTTGGCGGGTCAGCAGAAGTGTTCTGGAAAAATGCCGTTCAGCGAGTCGCATTCGATGTTGATGCAGATGCAGAATTAACGATAGATGCAAAAGCTGACATGGCGGAACAGATAGAGGAACTGGAGCATAATCTTAGATCATATATCCGCACGCAGGGAGTAACGCCGCATACTTTTGGCGGTAAACATGGTAATCCAAAAAGCACATATGATATTGCTGTAGCGTTTATATCAGGGACAACTGGTATTCCTCGGCGACTATTGGAGGGCTCTGAACGGGGTGAGCTTGCGAGCTCTCAGGATATTAAAAATTACTCTTCTAAGATATCCGCACGCCAAACAAGGCACATTAATCCAAATATTTTTCGGCAGATGTTTGAGCGATTTGAATATTACGGAATAATTAAGAACCAAGAACAGATTGAAATACAATGGCCCAGTCTGTATGAAATGGATGAAAAGCTACAGGCAGAGATCGCAAAAGAGAGAGCCGAGGCTCTGAAATTTTTGTCGCCGCTACCAGTAGGTGACCTGATTACGGAGGAGGAGGCACGAGAACTGCTTGGTTTTGAGAGAAAGAGTTCTGGTGAATTTTGATAATTCTTATTGATAAATATGATCCGTCTGGTACTTTGCGTATGCGGAATAAATATTCTGCGGCATTTGATAAGCGGTTAAATGGGGTTCTGCGGAAAACGAGGCAGGCCATAAAAATCGATGATGCATTTCAGTTTAATAATCAATTTATTTGGAATGGCTTGCGATTCGATGTTGCATTTAACGGTACAACCACGGCTGAAATATTAGTAACATTTGATAACTGGTTTGAGGCATTACAAAACGTAGAATTGCTCGATGGTTTAAAGGCAACTGATCCATATATAAAGAATTGGACTGACATGTACATTGAATCAGTATATAGTTCTACTGCTGAAAGGGCGGGGCGTTTCATTGAGGCATCGGGGACGCCATTAAATTATGATAGTATAGATGATATAATTAAGCAGCCGCATTTTAGGGATTCGGTACAACATTTAAAAAAAATGAATTATGAAAATTTTAAAAACATCATAGAAGATGGAAATGAAAAAATTAGTCGTGTAGCGCGGCAAGTCATTTCTGATGCATACAGGGAGGGGTTATCACCGCGGCAAATTGGTGGTAAATTATTTGAGGCGATAAAAGACAGAATTGAACATCTCGAGCGGTGGCGTTGTGATATTTTGGCGGAAACAGAAATTGTTAGAGCGCATGCCGAGTCATCGTTGGATATGTTTGAATATTTCGGTATTGAAAATGTAACCGCTGTTGTAGAATTCACAACAGCAATGGATGAGCGAGTATGTGATGAATGTAGCTATCTTGAAGGTAGAATTTTTACTATACAGGAAGCTCGAGGCATTATTCCGGTACATCCTCGATGTCGGTGTTCTTGGTTGCCTGCGGAGCTTCCTGAAACAGTTGCAGTAAAGAGAAAATAAAAAAACCTTGACATTACTAATTTTTATTAACATGTTATAAACAGATAACCAAGGAGATTGTTTTGCAGACGTATAAATTAAGGTTAAACGCAAACAACCCCAAAAAGGGCACTTACCAACAGAAAGAATATTATATCATTCCTGCCGTCATTCAGAC